TGAATATTTATCCAATGTTATTCATGACGCAGGATGCTCTAGGAGTATACCATTCTGTTTATACAGATGAGTATATTGTGACCATGGTAACCTCTTGGTTTGGGTACAACGCCGTAGTAGATAAATTCCACTCGGAGTTGTTTAGCTTGACTTCGGCCCTTAATGGCAATAATGGGTCACACACCAATACAGATGATCTAGCATCCAAACCCCATATGGGACCAGCCGCTAAAAGTAAACCAAAGGTGGGTAAAAAGGTCTCAAGTGAGCACAGAGTAAGGAGGGATGCCAAGCCCTCCGACTCAGATCCTGTTATTAAGGCTTGTAAGTTGTCGCTAGATGGGGTTGTGGCAAGTATGCTTAGTTGTGGAGGTGGCTCACATTATCACCCGAAGGAAGGCTCAAAACGTAAACCTAAGGAAGGGGCTATGCGCAGAATATCTGAAAGGATGCCATTATGTCGTAAGGTTAGAGAACTAGAGAAATGTGCTTTTCCCCACCACTGCACCTCGGCTCACTACCACGTTGACCGCTCAAATTTCAACATAGGTGATCCAACTGCCCTAGCTTACGATGAGCAAATGCGGGATTATGAGGACGACGAACAGCGTTACTCGGATAACATGTCGGTCCAATCAGAAATGGATTATTCCGATTTGCCCGAATTGGAAGGTGACGACTTTGACCTCGGACCATCAGTAGACCCCCCGGACAAAAACCGGGGATTTGGACGTGAACTTGCTGCGTCAGAAAAGAAAAGCAAGTTAACCCGCTTTATGGCACCTCCTCCACCTATTATAGTGGGGGGGGATAGAAGGCTAATGCCGGGTTCAGACAGGGAGGCCGCTAAGAAGGAACTTTGCAATCAGCTAAGCACCGGTGTAATTACCGAGACGCAAGTTAATCCTGAGGAAGTGGCCATGTCTGTGAGCGAGTTGTTGCCTCGCACCCAATCCGAGTTATTACTAGACGAATCCAATCAGCCAAGCACCGATCGAAAGATTGAGACGGATTTGGTCTTGTATAATAACGGGGATGATTCAAGTTCCGACACCTCGTCTGAACACTCATCATGGGG